ACCTACGGCACCAACGGCTTCCATCTGGACTTTGCTGACAACAGCACGGCTGCTGCCCTGGGCACGGACGTAAGCGGTAACGGTAACGACTGGACGCCTAGCGGTATCACCACGGACGATAAGGTATCTGATACGCCTAGCGTAAACTGGGCGACCTTTGGTTTAGATCGTGATGCGGCCCGCGTTACGTTGTCTGAGGGAAATCTTCGGGCAAACTGTGCTGCGCAAGGTATACACAGAGCGACCTTTGGCATAAACAGCGGTAAGTGGTACTGGGAGGTCTACACCTACAGCGCTGCTAATCTCATGACTGGTATTGCGACAGCCAAGGCAAACATTGCCAGCTACCTTGGCGCAGATGTTTACGGCTACAGCTACTTCCAAGATGGACGGAAGTTTAACGCTACCAGCACTAGCTACGGGACAACGTGGGGTGCAGGCACCATTATTGGTGTAGCGTTTGACGCAGACAACTGGACGCTTGAGTTCTTCAACAACGGTACATCGCAGGGCACGGCATTCACGGGCATCACCCCGGACACTTACTTCCCTGCTGGCGGACACATCAACGGTAACGGGGCGTGGAACTTCGGTCAGCGCCCCTTCGCCTACACTCCGCCCACAGGCTTCCAAGCTCTGAACAGCGCGAACCTCCCTGACCCTGTGATCGCAGACGGCAAGGAGCACTTCCAGCCTGCTCTGTACACGGGTAACGGGACCACCCAGGCCATCGGTGGCTTGGAGTTCCAGCCGGACTTTGTGTGGCTAAAAGATCGCAGCACGGCACGGAGTCATGTACTTAGCGATGCTGTCCGAGGTGCAAATGCACAGCTCTATTCTAACCAAACGCTTGCTGAAACAACGCAAACCACTCAGATTATATCGTTTGACGCTTCTGGTTTTTCTGTAGGCACAGGCAGCAATTCAAACAACTCGGGCGATAACTTCGTTGCATGGAGCTGGAACGCAGGCGGCAGCACTGCCACCAACACGGACGGCGACATCACCTCGCAGGTGCGGGCCAACACGGATGCTGGGATTAGTATTGTTAGCTATACGGGGAATGGCTCCGCTAACCAGACCATTGGTCATGGATTAGGCAAAGACATTGATATGGTCATTGTCAAAAATCGCGATGACACCGACAACTGGCGGGTGTGGCATTCAGGTTTAAGCGGCGACACCTATTATCTTGGCCTAAATCAAACCTTCGGGCAGTCGTCGTCTAGCACCGTGTTTAATGGGCATTCAAGCACGACCTTTACCGTTGGGACGGACCCCTCAACGAATGGCAGCACAGAGGCCCTTATCGCCTACTGCTTCGCTGGCGTAGACGGCTTCTCCAAGTTCGGCAGCTACACCGGCAACGGCTCTGCTGACGGTCCCTTTGTCTACACAGGCTTCCGTCCTGCGTTTGTGATGTTCAAAAGGACAGACACAACTGGCAACTGGGCGATGCTTGATTCTTATAGAAACGCATACAATATTGTTGATGAGCGGCTTTTTGCAGACTTATCTGATGCAACTAGCACTTTGTTTGGCGTGTGCGATTTTACGTCAAACGGCTTTAAGTTTAGGACCAATGCGGGTAGCACTAACGCCTCCGGCGGAACCTACATCTACATGGCATTCGCAGAGAACCCATTCAAGACGGCAAGGGCACGATAATGGCACACTACGCTTACCTTGATGAAAACAACATCGTCACCCAGGTGATCGTTGGGCGTGACGAGGACGACCTTGTTGAAGGCGTGACGGACTGGGAGGTGTACTACGGCGCCAAGCGGTGCTCGTATAACACCTACGGTGGGCAGCACAGCCTCGGCGGTACGCCTTTCCGCAAGAACTATCCCGGCATTGGCTACAGCTACGACGCTGATCGAGATGCCTTCATCCCGCCACAGCCCTATGCCTCGTGGGTTCTGGACGAAGACACCTGCCTCTGGGATGCGCCTGTGGCCATGCCTGACGACGGCAAGATGTATCAGTGGAACGAAGAGGCTGGTGCCTGGGAGGAGGTGCCCCTTGCCGAGGCCAGCTAAAGGCAAGGCCAAGGTCAAGGTCACGTCCTCCGGGAAGCGTGTATCCTACGGCCAGGCTGGCAAGGCAAAGGACGGAGGGCCGCGTGTACGTCCTGGGACTAAGAAGGGTGACGCCTATTGCGCCCGTTCAGCGGGTCAGATGCGTGACAACCCGAAAGCAGCCAAGAACCCCAACTCCCCCCTACGCCTCTCGCGCAAGCGATGGAAGTGCAAGGGAACCAAGAGCACGAAGTAGGGAATGAGCTATGCAGATCCCAATCATGCAGGGCGTGTTCACAGACAGCGGTCCTGATATTCGCAGGGCGTACCCTGTAAACCTTGTCCCGACGATCCTGCCCAACGGGATCAGCAACGGCTATATGCGCCCTGCCGAGGGGATTACGAAGCTCACCAACTTCCCCTTCTCCGGTGTGGATCGCGGCGGCATCAACTGGAACGGCGAGTGCTACCGCGTTATCGGTGCTGAGCTGTTCAAGATCAGTGCGTCTGGGGTGAAGACCAACCTAGGCTCTGTCGGCTCAGGTGGCCCTGTCACCTTCGATTACAGCTTTGATCGCCTTGCAATCGCCTCTGCGGGGAACTTGTACTATTACGATGGTACTACCCTCGCCCAAGTGACAGATCCCGACCTTGGGACTGTGGTGGACTTCTGCTGGGTGGATGGATACTTCTTTACGACGGACGGCGAGTTCCTTGTGGTGACGGAGCTGTCCGACCCTACGCAAGTAAACCCGCTCAAGTACGCATCAAGCGAGGCAGATCCCGATCCTGTCGTGGCTATCGTCAAGCTGCGGAACGAGGTTCACGTCCTGAACCGGAACACGATTGAGGTCTTCGACAACATCGGCGGGGACTTCTTCCCCTTTCAACGTATTGAAGGCGCCCAGGTCCAGAAAGGGACCGTAGGGACGCACGCCTGCTGCGTGTTTATGGACCGCATTGCATTCCTAGGGGGTGGTCGGAACGAGGCCCCAGCGATCTATATGGCCGCTTCAGGGGGCACTCAGAAGCTGTCTTCAAATGAAGTGGACGAGCTGATCGGGGACTACACGGAGGCGGAGCTGGCCCAGGTCGTCCTGGAGATGCGTAAGGTAAAGGACCACGAATTCCTCTACGTCCACCTCCCCGACCGGACCCTGGTCTTCGACGGCATCGCATCCCAACAGGCTGGGCAACCCGTCTGGTTCACCCTCACCAGTTCCCTAACAGGCTTCGCAAAGTACCGCGCTAAGTTCTTCGTCTACTGTTACGACAAGTGGCTCTGCGGCGATACGACGATTGGTCAGGTGGGCTACCTCGATGACTCCCACGGGAACCATTGGGGCGAGCGTGTGCGGTGGGAGGTCTCTACCCCCATCGTCTACAACGAGTCCAACGGCGGCATCTTCCATGAGCTGGAGCTTGTCTCTTTGACTGGGAGGGGCGAGTACGGCATCGATACTCAAGTCTGGACCGATTACAGCCTCGACGGCCTCTCCTGGAGCCAGCCCAAGTACATCTCTGTGGGTAAGACTGGGGAAACGAAGAAGCGGCTTGTGTGGAGACGACAGGGGTTCATGCGTGCCTCTCGGATTCAACGCTTCCAGGGTACGACAGATGCCAGGATCTCTATCCTGAGGCTTGAAGCGCAGATCGAGCCGCTCAATGGCTAATCCTCCGCCGCTCAAGATCCGCCGTAATCAGCTTGAGGCGTTCCTGAAGGACGACTTTGAGGCCATTCGGCAGTTTGAATTGCTCTTCCAGGCGGTGGAGGCGGCAGATCCTAGCGCGTCTCTGGCCCTTGAGGTCGAGATCGGTAACGCATTGGCTGCGGCTAACGATGCAAAGGCCCGTGTAGAGGCCCTGAAGGCCGTCCTAGCGTCTTTAGAGGGTCTACTGCTACAACCCTACCCCCAAGAGCACAATAGCCTCACAACGGACTACATACAGCTTAGGCAGAACGCTCCGCACGCGCACAAGACCGGCAGGCTGCACTGGGAGAGCGATTGGGGAACGGCAGACCTTGATCTTGAGAACGACTTTATCGCCAACCTAGGGCAGACGACGTTCTTCTATGCCAAGAACACCTCTGGTGGCCCGATTGATATTGGTCGTGCAGCCATGTTCTCGGGCTCTGTAGGTGCGTCCGGGAAGCTGACCTTTAACAAGGCTGTGTCAAACGGCAGCGTGCCCCATGAATACCTGATGGGGGTCACAGGCCACGACTTCACGAATAACCAGTTCGGCTACGTCGTCTTCTTCGGCATTGTCCGGGGCTTTGCAACTGACGGCAGTGACAAGACAGTCCCTGAGACGTGGAACGACGGGGATCTCTTGTATATGGACCCCGCCTATCCTGGGGAGCTGACCAACGTCCAGCCCGTTGCGCCTAACCTCCACGCACCCATCGCTGCGGTGATCTATGCTACCTCTGGGAACTCTGGCTCGATCTTCGTCCGCGCACTCCCTGGGGAAGCGTTAAGCGAGCTGCACGACGTATACGTCCCGAGCCCTTCTGATGGGCAGGTGCTAACCTACGTTTCAGCTAACAGCCGGTGGGAGGCTGCTACGCCTGCTGGGGGCGGTTCCACATGGAACATCATATCGACTAGCCAGACACTGGTATCCGGGGACCAAGTCGTGTCAAACGCGGCTGGGTCGATTACCTTGACTCTCCCGGCGGGGCCTTCTGCGGGCGATACGGTGACGATCAGTAATCAGGGCGGAGCAGCTCTCACGGTTGATCGGAACGGAAGCAACATTAATTCGGTGGCAGCAAACGCCACGCTTCCCGCAGGGTCCTCCACACAACTGGTCTACGTCGATGCGACGATAGGCTGGGGCGAGATTTAAGGAGTAGGTTATGACCGTCCTTGGAAGCAAGAAGCTTACAATTAACGAGACGGGTGATTACTTTGCGACCGGCACTCAATACAATAGGTTTTGGTTAAATTATGTAGGCGGTCAATATCAAATAACTAACGCGAATTTCTGGATTGCTTTAAATCTGCAAGGCGCATATTTAGAGCAGTCAAATATAAGCTCCTATGCGACCATAGTTGATATTACCGGAGGCGGTGTTTTAAGTTGCGTTTTGCCGGGAACTACGTCCGGCGGGGGCTCAAAGGAAATGTTTATTGAGATCACCATAGATTCTGTGGTGCGCGAGTTTAAAGTCGTAGAACATCAAGGCGTCCGCCCGATCTTGGCGTTTTTCCCTCGTGAGTTCATAGGAACTGATTTGCAGTCAATCAATCCAAACGCTCAGTTCAATGGGGGGTATACAACAAGTTACGGCAACCCTTTGTTTTTGAGCACCGGATTCCCCAATCTTTATTTGCAGCCCGCAAGTAACTCAGGCGGTCTTCGGTTTGAGCAGAACCTGAAGGTTAGGGTTAAGTGCGCTACGGCCTTGTATGCGAACTCATATCGGCACAGAAGCGGGGTTTTTTATGCAACTGATACATAATCATACGAACCCCGGCGCTGCCCCTGTAGAAGGGGATTGGGTCGAATTTGAAACTGATGGTGGTTCGCGTATCAAGAAGGCTTACCACGAGACGGTAGATGTGCCTGCTGAAGAAATAGCTGAGAACGCTGCGCGACACTGGAGAGATCAAGAGCTTAAAGCTACTGACTGGATCGTGCCTGTTACGGACCATCCCCAGCACGCGGCCTATATGGCGTATCGCCAAGCCTTGCGGGACTGGCCCAGCACTAACGACTTTCCTAGCACTGAACCCGAATTAGGAGCCTGACATGGCTGTCTCAAGCAAAGTTCTAATTTCTGCCAAGCTCGCTGAGATCGCTCAGACGACGCAATACACGGCGACAGGCGTTAAGGCCACCATCGACAAGTTCACGGCTACGAACACGTCTGTGAGCGATGCCACGCTGTCTGTGAACCTGGTAGCGGCTGGCGACACGGCTGGCACGGGGAACCTGATCGTTGATACGCGTACCATCGCTCCCGGTGAGAGCTACACCTGCCCCGAGTTGGTAGGCCACAACCTCGACCTAGGCGGCTTCATCTCAACGGCATCGAGCGCGAACGTAATCACGATCCGGGCATCTGGCCGAGAGATCTCTTGACGTTTGCTCTGGATAGCGATATGGGCGAAAATGGCCTAGCACAATCAGAGGGCCCGACATGGGTGGATTAAGCTACAACCCGGCTATGAGCGACGAGCTGCGTATGCTGCAAGAGCAGCAGGACTCTGAGACCCGTCAGGCGTTCCGCGAGGCGGGGGTTGACGTTGAGGGCCTAAGCCCTGAGCAGTACAACGCGGCCATCCAGGCTTTGGGTGAATGGCGCAATCTGCCAGAGAATCGCGCCTATCGTAACCAGACAAGCGCCATCGGTAGGTTTGTGGACAGCATCGGCGGTCCTGCTGGGCTATTTGCTATCACAGCGGCAGCTATCGCGGCCCCGGCTGTATTGGGCGCTAAGGGGGCGGCAGCAGCAGCCAAGACGGCCCCGGTAGTAGCCAAGACCGCTCCTGTTGTGGCGTCATCGGCGCCAGCGGCTGGGAGCAGTGTTCTCGGGTCAATAGGTTCTGCGGTATCAAGCGCAGCCGGTCAGATTGGGTCAGTTATTTCTAGCGCGGCAGGCGCGTTAGGCGGAGGTGGGTCTATGAGTGGTCTAGGGACATTGCTGCTGAACGCAGGCACGCAGATTGTAGGTGGCCTAATCCAGCAGAAGGCGGCAGAGAAGGCCATCAAGAACCAGCAGGAGATGCTGACCCAGGCTGACGCGGCCCAGGCTGAAGCGGCCCGTAAGGCTCTTGAAGAGGTCAAGGCGGCAAACCTACAGGCAGAGGAACTCCTCGCCCCTTACATGGAGCTTGCCCCTCAACAGATCCAGAACCTCAACCTATACCAGACGGCAGGTAGCCAGGCCCTTCAGGAGCAATCAGCCCTAGCAGGCTTACAAGGCCCCGAGGCTCAGCGAGCAGCTATCGCTAACCTTGAGGCTAACCCCGAGTTCCAGGCTATCGCACGGCAGGGAGAGGAAGCGATCCTTTCCAATGCCGCGGCGACCGGCAATCTTCGAGGTGGGAACGTACAAGCAGCCCTCGCACAGTTCCGCCCCAAGCTCCTTCAAAAATACATTGAACAACAGTACGAACGCCTTGGCGGGCTTTCTCGTCAGGGCTTAGGGGTCTCCGAAGGGCTTCTTAACCGAGGCTTCGAGGCCATCGGTGGTGTTGCTAACTTGCGGACGTTAACTGGCAAAAGAGCTTCGGAATTGGCGCTAGGACGTGGGGCGTCTCAGGCGGAGACGCTAGCAGACTTCGGAGGCCTCCAGGCAAGCCGAGAGCTTGCTCAACAAGCTATCCCCAGCAGCATTCTCGAGGGCGCAAACACGATCTTAGGGGACATCTTTGCACGCCAGCCAGGAGTGCAAACTGCGGCAAACCTTCCTGGCGTTGCCACTCCCCCCTACAACCCAGCAGCCGTCAACGTTGGTGCTGGCGGTGGCCTCGTCCCCACAACGCCCGTTCCCGTTACGGGTCCGGTGACAAGCCAGCAATTCTTTGGCAGCACGCCGCCTGGGGTAAATATTGGCGCAGGTGGCGGAATGGCCCCAGGCAACGTATTCGCGCCTCGCCCGCCGAACATCAACATCAATGCAGGGCTACAGACCCCCATCATCTGAGGACCGGACATGGCACAGGTTACACAGCCCTTTAATTACCTAAGCATGGTGCAGAACCCCGCCCAGAAGGCGCTACAGGCCTTCCAGGGGGCATATCAGGCGCGCCAGCAACAACAGCAGAACGATATGTTCCGCTCGGCGTTCAATGAGTTCGCACGCAAGCCTAACAAGGGCGTATCGGACTACCTTCAACTCCTCCAGGTCACGCCTCCCGAGATGGTGAACACTGTCAAGGCCTCGTTTGATGCTATGACGGAAGAGCAGAAGGGCGTGGCTAAGCGGGATCTGTCTCAGCTCATTTTTGCCTTTACCTACGATCCCCAGCGAGGCAAGGCGTTGCTGGACCAGCGGATTGAGGCGGCTCAGAGTATTAACGATATGGAGGAAGTTCAGAGCCTTCAAACCATCCGTAAGCTGGCCGATATTGACTCAGGCTCCGTGATAGAGGCCCTGGCTATGCAGGGAGGCATGGCTTTCGGCGATGAGTTCCTGAAGCAGATCCCCGGCCTATCTGCTCCTGCCGAAAAGAAGGTCCAGAGCACCATTCCGATTGGTGAGACCGGGTTTTTCATCAATATATTTAATGACGGGACATCTCAAGCAGTTGATGGTGCTGGACGGGTTCTGCAAGGAGAGGAGCGCGAAGAAGCTTTGAAGGCCGCTCAAGAGCGTGGCATTGACCTCGCAAGGGAGAAAGCTGGTGCTACAAAGCGCGCCGAAATTAGCATGGGAGAAGGGAAGGAGGCGTATGATAAAGCTAATTCTGTTCTCAAGACTATTGCAGAATTAAAAAACGCGAGACGCTTGATAGCAGAGGAAGGAGCGTCGACTGGCGCTTGGCAGAAGTATCTGCCTACCTTTAGGGACGCCACGATTGCGTTGCGAAATGCTCAAAGACGGTTGGGATTAGAGGTTATCGGGTCTGTTACCTTTGGCGCATTGAACAGCGAAGAGTTAAGGCTTGCGCTTGAGACCGCGCTCGATACTGATATGAGCGGGCCTGGGTTGCTTAAAATGCTTGATGATCTGATTCCTGCGCAAGAAAAGGTCGCTAAGGAGCAAATGAAATTAGCTCAATACCTTCTCCGTGGCGGTGATCTTGGCACCTACCTGGCAGAAAGCGCGGAACCTAGCCCTGCGGGTGGGGCAGTCCGCAGCGCTGACGACATTCTTGCCGAATACCGAGCTTCAGGGAGCCTGTAATGGATAGACTCGAAGAGCTAAAGCGCGCCCTAGAGATCGCCTATCAAGAGGGGCGAGAGGATGACGTGCTTATCCTGGCTCGAGAGATCGACCGACTTGAGACGCAAGATGTTGCTCAAGACGAGATCCCTACGCCAATGGAGGAGCCGTTGGCGCCCTCTGTAGCGCAGGAGCAACGCGTAAGGTCTCCTGGGGAGAACCTCATTGGCATTACGGACGCCCTGGCTGCGCTTGGCTTAGGGGCGTTTACTGGCACTGCGGGGATGGTTGCGGGAACCCTTAGGGGCCTGTCAGAGATGATCCTAAACGACCAATACGGGACGGAAGAAGGCGCGCGTTTGGTGGAGGAGTACGCCAAGCGCTATGCTGAGTCGGCAACGCCTACGCCATTCACAGAAGCTGGCCGTGAGTATGCCCAGGCGATAGGCGAACCGTTATCGCAGCTTCCCCCCGTCTTGGGCACCCCGGCGCTTGTAGGAGCCCCTTTGGCTAGGCAAGCGAGGGAAGGGGGGCGCTTTGCTCGGGAGGCGGCTAAGTCGCAGCAGGAGCGAACCCGTAGGCTTCAGTTTGAGCGAGAGATGGCGCTCAGAGCCGAGCAGGAAGATGCTGGAGTGTTCCCTGATCTTCCCGAAATAGATGAGCGTCCAATGGTACAGGCGACCCCTCAGGACGTTTATTTGGCGGAAGAGCGGATGGGCATCCCTGTTATGACCAGCGACGTGGCTCCGCCCCAATCGTTTATGGGTAAGTCCGCGCAGTCTGCTAGCGAAAAGATCCCATTTGTTGGGACGGGCGGGAAGCGTGTCCGCCAGCAAGAATCAAGAGTCAAAGCCATAGCTAGGCTGTTGTCACAGTATGACGCCCCTGAGCTTTCTGGAGTCATTAACCTTGTTGCAGAGGACTTGCTTGAAGCGCGAGGGGCAAAGCTCAGCAAATTCGCAGGGCAAAAACGGCAGGTTTTAGAGTCCATTAAAGACAAGGGTCCGGTTCCGGTAGAAAGGACTCAAGCTAAAATCGACGAGGTTGTAGCTGATCTCAAAGCTATAAAAAACACGAGCCTTGAGGAGCCGATAAAGCAGCTTGAGGCGTGGCGTGAAGCCATTGCAGACCAAAATATACTCAATATTGAAGCAAATAGAGAGCTTGTAGGTGATGCGTTTAGGATGATCGAGATGCCCAAGGTGAGGTCAAGGGCGGAGAGGGCGTTATCAAGCATTTACAGGCCTTTGTTGCAAGACATGACCGACTTTATAAAGAAGAACGCAGGAGAAGCTAGTCTAAATAAATGGCAAGTTGCTAATAGAAACCTTAGAGAGATGGCTGTAGAGCTAAGGAACAAGACGCTAACTCGGGCATTGAGGGATGGAGATGTCTCCCCAGAGGTGCTTGGGGACGCGTTGTTCTCCTCAACAAAGCCGAGCGGTATAGCAGCGATCTATCGAAATCTTAGCGAGAGAGGAAAGAGCGCCGCGCGCATTGCAGTCATCAACCACGCAGCCAACAAAGCTGGCGGCGTTGAAAACATTAGCCCAGACAAGTTCGTTTCTCAGGTTGATAAGCTAGGCAAGTCGATAGATATCGTCTTCACTGGCCCTCAGAAGCGTCAGCTTGATGCGCTGGTTCGCGTCCTAGATATTACAAGGCGTGCGCAGCAGGCTGGGGTCGCTCCTCCCACCGGGGTACAGGCGGTGCCATTCGTTGCTGCTGATGCTTTGTTGCAAACCTTTGGAGGGGTGTCAGGCTTTACGGCTGGCGCGGTTACCGCTGGGCTGCTTGCAAGGGCGTATGAGTCCAAGCCTATTCGGTCATTGCTGATGCGTATTGCGAACACCAAACGAGGTAGCCCGGAAGAGGCTCGCGTGTCGTCAGAATTTATTAGAGCTTTGTCTGCGGAGATAGGTCAGCTAAGCCCTACAACCGTGCCTGAAACGGCCCGTGTGCAACTACAGGAACTTGAGGAGTCCGAGCAATGAGCATCAAGGTAACCCCGTTCTTCCCCGTCTTCACGGACATCGACGGCCAGCCCCTAGAGAACGGCAAGATCTATGTCGGGCTGCCGAATGTGCCAACCGTATCCAATCAGATCCAAGTGTACTGGGATGAGGCGTTGACCCTCCCCGCTACCCAGCCGATCACGACCCTGGGCGGTTATCCGTCGAACAACGGCACCCCTGCCGCGTTCTATGTGGATCAGAACTACAGCCTAGTGGTTCAGAACAAGCTCGGGACTCAGGTCTATGCCTCTGCCTCAAACGTGGAGGCTGGCGTACCGCGTAACGTCAAGGACTTCGGTGCTCGCGGTGACGGTACGACCGACGACACGGATGCCATCCAGTCTGCGATCAACACGGTTGGTGCTGCTGGCGGTGGGACGATCCTATTCCCGGAAGGGGACTATAAGATTACGGATACGGTCTTCATCCGCTACAACTCGATCACCCTCAAGGGTGACTCCGAGGGCTCTGCGGCCATCGTAGCGGGCTCTGACTTCTCTGGCTCCGGTGGGTCCATCCCGAACACCATGCTCCAGGTCAACGACCATACGGCAAGCGGGAAGCTCTTTCATATCGCGGTCAAGGATTTGACCCTTAACGCAACGTATTTCACGGGCGTTGACCCGGTTACTGGGGAACCTAACCCCAACCCTGCTGTAACGTGCTTGTTCCACGCCAACTGGATTCACTATATGAGCGTGGAGGGCTGCACCTTCTATGGCGCAAACACTGGCTCTGACGGGATTGGCGCTCTCCTAACGGCTGTAGGCCCCGCCTTCTCTGAAGAGTTCTCCATGCTGAACTCCTTCACGGACTGTGAATTCAGTTATAACTACCACGGCATGAAGTTCGGTGTCACTGGTCAAGGCAGCATCAACGCCTCCCAGGTCTACCGCTGCCGCCTAGGTGGAACGGGGGCAGGGGTAGGCATTGAGATCCGTGGCGGCACCTACAACAACTCCTTCGTCGATAACGACATTGAGATCTACGCGACCGGGTTTGACGCAAGCGACACCGTCAACTACTTCCGTGGCAACCTCTGCGAGCAGAACACGGTCGATTTCACTGGTGGTCGCGGCAGCCAATCGGTTGGGAACAAGTTCAACATTGTCTCTAGCAACGATACTGGCAGCTCCTTCAACGAGCACAGCATTGCCCGCACCATCATGCTTGATAAGACTGCGCCCAACATGATCGTGGACCCGCAGTTCAACACCAAGCTTTACGAGTCCACCTTCCTTGGGACCACGATTGTTCCCAAGACGAGCGACGACGAGCTGGGCAGCAATACCCTCCAGTTCCTCGGTGGGGCCTCTGTGACGAACCGTGCCCGAATCCTAATCAACAACAAGGAGCAGACCCTCAATGGCTGGTACACGTTTGTCGTTCGGGCCAAGGCGGACGTAGCTGGGGGCGGGCTCTACGTTCGCATCCCGACTCCTCTAGCAAACCCCACGACCGACGTGCGATTCGCTGAGATCAAGTCTGGCACTAGCTATACCCTTGAGCTGCTTGAGGCCAACTCTGCCGTATTCGCTGGGCCTACTCTCCCCGCTAACCGTTCAGGGCGCATGACGACGGACTACAAGATCTATTTTGGGTCTGTCTACTACAACAACCAAACCATTAGCGAGCTTGAGCTACGTCTAACCGCCCAGGATGCTGACGGCGGGACGACGCCTACGACGTTCACCGTTGACTATTTTGGGATGTTTGAGGGCCAGACCGCATTCATGCCTGAAGACGACCGCGTCCTGGAAAAGTACACCGATGTCAGCGCCCTGGCGAGCGGGGGCTCGACCATCATCACGAAGATCCCCTTCTCCAACGACGTGTTTATGAAGGCAACCTCAGTCCTAACTGGAGCCGTGAGTCGTTCAATCAACGATATGAACCTCAACGTGCAGAATGGTGTGTCGGCCCCGTGGGTGTATCACTACGACCTAAACACCTTCGGCTACGACAGTACGGGCTCCTCGGTGACGGACGATCACATCTTCGTCAATAGCTCCGCTGAGCTGCTCTACTTCAGCCGTACCGCAAGCCTGGCGGGGACTGATCCCCTCTACACCAAAATCTACTTTTACGCATAGGGGGCACCATGAACTGCACCTGGACCATTGAAAACCTGCGGCGCAACTCCACGGACGGTGGCGTGATCACCGTCTTCTGGAAGTGCAAAGCTGATGGGGTGACGGACAAGTACGGCAACGAGCTGTTCCTGTCCAGCGCCATTGAGCTGACCCCGGATCCCTCAAGCCCAGACTTCGTGCCCTTTGAGAGCCTGACGGAGGATTTCGTTCTCCATTGGGTCTGGCATGAGATCCGCGACGACGTCGAGGACGAAATGGCGCAGCGTTTTGCTGATGCCGTTATCCCTGAGACCGCCCTTGGCACACCCTGGGCATAAAAAGGAGTCAATTCATGGAACAGTTTCTAGCTCTCTTTGACTCATTCCCCGCATGGCTTACGGCGATCACGTCTGTAGTCACTGCGGCCACTGCGATCACGGCACTCACCCCCACGAAGTCAGACGATCAGTGGGTGGCGACGATCCTGCGCGTGCTCAATGTGCTAGCAGGCAATGTCGGCAAGAACAAGAACGCCGACGAAGAGTAAGAGCGTGGAGGGGTGCGGTGGACAACCGTCTCGACATCCTGGTCAGCCTCTGGCCGATCTTTGCGGGCTTCATTTCTCTGGTGATTGTCTTGGCGAAGATGCACGCGGATCAGCAGACCATGAAGGAAAAGATCCGCACCCTCTTCGACCTGTGGAACGCACGCAGTAAGGACTAGCCATGGACATTGACGTCATCTGGAGCGCTGTTCTGACGTGCGGGCTTGGACTCCTCTCATGGACCTTCAAGGCCCGCTCCGACGAGCTTCAGCGGATCAACATCCTTCTGAATCGGACCAGGGAAGAGATCGCCAAGGAGTACATCACGAAGGCGGATGTCCATGCCGACATCAACCGCGTGATTGACCGGATCGACGCCCTGGACGCCAAGATGGATCGGATGATGGAGCGCCACAGTTGATTGAGACGATCCTCGTTCTTGCCGTCCTTGGGGCGATAGCTTATGCCTATCGGTCTGGCAGAGGTCATGGCAAGGCTTCCCATGAATCAGACAGCCTGAAGGCTATGGCTGAAAGTGTTAAGCGAGGTATAAATGCGCGTCGCAGTGTTCGCAATGGCAATGACCCTGACGGGGTGCGCGAGCGCTCCTTCCGGGACTGAACCTGCCTGCCTGGTGTTTGAGCCTATCTGCGCTAGCCGCGCGGATACGGAAGACACCATCGAGCAGATCATCGGCCACAACGTCGCCTATGAGGCGATGTGTGGGAAGGTCGAGA